AAAAGATCTTGCAAACCGGATGACTCCGGAGAACAAGATTACCGCTTTTAAACGGTGATCTCTTCAGCTGCCCGACACACCTCACGGTTGCCAACTCTCATTGAGAGTTCTATCATGAGAAAATCAAACAAGCATGACATTTCTGCCACGCAAACAAGAAAGTGAAAGGCAAAGATCAACGCACCTCCATCATCGGCAAACCGACGAAAAAGAGGAGCTGAAAGTCGTCCGCATAGGCGCGTGCAAGACCCCCAACACCCGAAGGTGCGGAAGCTACAACTGCGCCTCGCGGCTGATCAAACCCCGGCACCTCAGACGCCAAGTTGTACAAGCGGTTAGGCGCCATGCGCCAAGCATTCTGGTAGGGCACTTGCACAATAAGCGCAGTGGCTGTACCAAAAGCTTCAGTTTCCGCTAGGTAACCGCGATCATCAGTGTTGGGGTCTGGCACAGCAGGACTCATAGTAAAAATGTTATTCACGCCAGTAGGCCTGAACCAGGCATTAATACGACTGAGCTTCTGTGCGTCCGACGAGGTGACCAATCCATTGTTCAAGGTCAACTTCAACTTGACGCCTCCCCTAAAGAAGGCGTAGGGCGACATAACATAAGAGTGGTAGCTAGTGTCCATGGCATCACCGGCTACTGCAAACCTGCCTTTGTTAGCCCAGGGATAAAACCTGAAGTAACCGAAGCCGGTAAACGGCAGTCCGATGTGCACAAACCGCTTGAGAAGCTGCGCAACCGACGTAACAACTTCGGAAGCACTAGACTCAGCAAAAGCCACATCCATGTTAGGATCAACTGCATCACCAACAGTGTTGCAGTCAATTTCACCCGTATTGACGAGGTCGTTGGGACCTTGGGTAACAATGGGGTCATTGAAAGGAATCAAATTGCTTGTCATTGGTTGCACAAAATGCATGTCATCCATTGCACGGATATACACCGAGCACTGGACATTGGGGGAAACAGTCTCCGGGCAATTAAGCCCAGTGACAGCATGGACATACATTCTGCCAAAAGGGATGCTAGTCTCCATATAGTCAACGGGAAGCATGTAGGGAAACGCAATACATATCTCGCCCCCCTCAGCTAAGTCGATGACTGTCCTATGAAGATAAGCCGCCTGGCTAAGTGTGTTTGTCGCTGGGACTGGGCCAGGGACATACGACACTTGCAGCTTCCCTCTGTGTAGTGCAGTCTTTGCAAACTTGATCTTGACCTCAACACCACCCCTGTAAAACGCAAACATCCTAGCTAAATAAGCCACGGGCGTTATAAAATTCAACGTGGGGGAGATGAAGAGTCCAAGGTTCTGCGGCACGAAACTTAGCTCGTAAATGGGATCGGTGAGACTGGAGCCAGTCGAGTATGTGAAAACACTCAAATAACTCCACTGTCGCTTAATAAAATTAATTGACATCTCATCCTGCCCACTAGGAGCCACATCGGTTATAGTGCGCAGTTTCGCATCAGCATCCAATGACAGCATGTGGGATGGATCCTCGCCATTGCAATTGGCGAGGACCGCAGTTGGATTGTTCGTCACACGGGCTACGCTAGCCTTACTGTTTGGTTTACTCCAACCAAACGCCGCAGCAACGCCCGAGGCTAAGTTTAGCGCCCAAGCGGTTGGGCCAGAGTAGGCAGCAATCGCTGGAATGCCACTCAGCGAACCAACGGCCTTGGCAGAGCCAGCAAGAAAACTTGCAACTGGGGTTCCCTCAGCATCCGCAGGAGCTAAACGCTTACGGGGACCTTGCGTGACAAACTGGTGGGTTTGACCGAACAACTCCACATCCTCCATCCAGGCCCACAACCGACAATTGACACTTTGAATGCCATCAGGCCCGGTTGCGAGTGGGGCTGCGACGGCAACAAAGATGCGGCCCCATGTGCGCTTCGAGGAGGTGAGCTCGATGAACCTAGACACCGTGACATACGGAATTTTAAGTTCAACGCTCGATTCATTAGCCTCGATTTCAACTCCTGGAAGTTGTGATAGAGATATGAAGTTGAACGTGTGGCTACGGTACTTGTTATTCGAAGATGAGGCATCGGGGTAGTAACAGAGCCGAAGACGCCCACTATGGAACGGAGTCCCATTAATAGTGAGCCTCAAGCAAAAGTGCCTCGGACCCCGTAGAAACCCGTGAGCTTCTCAATCCACAAATTAGTCCCTGAAACATAGTTCCAGGACTCCTCATCAATTTTGAGAAGCCCAATACCGTCAGCAGTCGACCAATTAAAGTCGTCCACCGGAACCTGCTTATTCAAGTAATCAGCCACAGTGCCAATCTCATTTGGTGCATACTGCATAGCGATCTTAGGGTCCAATTCCCTATCAGACTCGCGAGCAGCTGTGATTGCCGGTGCAGTGTGCACGAGCGCCACACCGTCTTGGCCAGTTTCACCCATGGCAAGGGTATTGTTGATATCATTATTTGATGTCGAGATATCCCGGGCTTTACTCCGGGCACCATGGCCGACCAACCACGGACCTTGTGTGTGGGCGTTGTTATAGGCTTCAGATCCCAGGGCCAACGCGTCCTGCCTTTCGGCACCCTCTACACGATCGCCTGCTAGACGCAAGTCTCCTTGGGCCGCATTATAAGCTAAATCGTGTGACACACGCAACGGGTTTTCAGCCATGCTGTCACCGAGTACGTGGATTTGGTTATCCTCGCGATGAGGCTCCTCCTCACAAAACGTACCCATGAGCAGGGAGCGCGAACGCCACCTTTTCATGCGTTCCAACCGAGTCGGGGAAAAGGAAAAATCCCCATTGGGGACAGCCCTGTAGTATGCACCCACAAGTTTAGGGTAATACTCATCCCAGACCGCATCTGGGTGGACAGCTAGCTCATTGAGGAAATTCTCGAGCTTATCTGCCCACACATCCATCTCCTCGGGTCCCATTTTCATCCATTGGATATTTTGCAAAATGGTGTCAATATCCAAGTAGGCGACCAGACCTATCTCAGAATCACGCACTCTCCTCTTAAGGAAAGAAACGTCAAAGATGGTCCTATCGACCTCCTGCGAGAAATCCGAGTTCTTCTGCTCATCAGTATACTTGAACCCAAGCTCCGCCAATGCATTAGCCATGGAGGCATTGGATACAAGATCGAAATTCCACCCTTCATGAACGCCACGAATGATCGAGAACACTGTGTCATCACCAAAATCAGTAATGCGTATATATCCCTTACACAACGAAGTGTAAATGAAGTGAGCAACCCTTGCTTCAGAGGCACCCTCACCAAGAACAATTTTCGCTATAGCCTGAAGCTTCGCAAAAGTGTTGGTCTTCGAGTTCTTGGGGGTGGTAATATTGTCACCAGACGGGTTACCATTGGACCATTGTATGAGGTTACCCTTGACAGCCACAGTTGGATAAGTGCTGGAGATAAGGATGTTCTCAGCAATCTGCTTTTGTTCCTCCGTCCAATCAGCCCGGATAAATTCCTCATTGACACGGCGGACAATATCCATATGCCATGGTGAAAGGTCCTTATCAAAGCCCGAATAGTCGCCAGCAAAAACCCGGTAATCGGGATGTCCATTATGATGCCAATTCACAAAAGCACGCAAATCAGCTTCATTGGACATATCAATCCCAACCGCCGAGCAATTGAAAAGCCGGTTACGTGGGTCCATGAACCAATCTATGAAAGGTCCAAAGTACATACGAGTCAAAACAGTGGCGCTCACGGGCGATGCCATGATCATGCGTGTTTTCAACGACTTGACACGGTCCTTGGGCCGTAGCTCATCCTTAGGAAAGACCATATAGATAAAATCTACAGGTGTAGTCTTAAGGTGCTCATGCATTTCGGCAACAACTCCACGCAACTGTTCACACTCTTCAGTGTTGAATGTCCACTCGTCGGTACCAAAGATGCTCCTTTTCTTGTCCTTAAAGTAAAGCCCATCAGGAAACCCAGCTGATGTAGCTCGAGTTAAAGGGGCTAAATTAGGCCAACGCCACTTATACCCACCACAAGCCTGCTCGAAATTGAGGGGGCCAGGATGGTTATACGGCTGAGTGAACTTCTTAAGATACCTAACGAATGCATTTGCAGCACCCGCGTAAATGTTCATATTTGGCATGATGGATCCTCGGGAGTATTGAACAATGTTCTTAACTACTGGGTCTACCAAGACACCATCAACATACTTAGGCGTCAGAACGGCTGGGTACTTGTCAACGCCGACACCGTCGATCACACCTGCCAGAGGCGAACGCTTGTACTGGGTCTTAAGATGCAATATAGGGGTTTCGCAAGTGCCAACAACTGTAGCATCAGGGATGGGGGCTTCAGGGAAGACATCGTAACGCACTTTTTCGCGTATAAACGCATTGGAATTGACAAAAATAGTCTTAGACCGGAAAAAGTCGAAAGCGGCGTCTATCATGTCCCTGGTGACACGCGCTGCATATCCTTTGACCCTAGAGCCATGGCCCGCAATATGAATGCCACAAAGCTTCGCCGAAATGGTGGGGTCATTGATAAGACCGGTGCACCACACATGCCCACATAAGTGGATAATTCATATTCAATGGTATTTGTGGTTGCGTAACGTTGCCCATTCGGCGCAGTTGCGGAGATTTCACGAAAACCGCGAGCGGGTCCATGCATGCTCAACTTGTGGGCATTGCCCTCCGAGTCAGGTTCCCAAAAATACACAGAAACTTGCCGCGTACGCATGGCATCCCATTCAAGCTTAGACTGCGCAAAGAGGTTGCGAATATCAGCACCAAGGAACTTGTCTGCACGAACGACACAGAGGTCAGCGTTAGGAATGACATACACATTGGGGTTCTTCTTACCGACAGCCCCGAAGAGCGATTCCTTGCCTATACGCCAAGACCTTGGACCAAGTGTGTGGTGGTACCTATCTATGACCACAGTTTCGAAACTAGCCTCCACTGCAGCGTCATATATATGCCTGTTGAGCATAATTAGGTCACCACCAAGCGCCAGGCCAGCACCAATCTGATCACCATTCTCCGTAGAGAGCCAAACAATGTTGGATACAACAACCTTTCTGCCTTGGTCTATAGCTCCTTGGTCTCGCGATTGTGAGACCAGGGGGTCTATATCAAGTTCCTCAATTGGTTTCGGTCTCTCCATAGTATGTTTCACCGCCCAAAAGCCACACGAAATAGCAGCACCAGCAAGTAAAAGTGTGGACCAGAATTGGCCCAACGCTTCCTTGCAGCGCTCCCACAGTTTGTGGGCACAGTCGGCGAAAGAGTCTTTGATGGCGCTAAGTAGAGTGGACAACTTGCCCTTCTCTTTGAATTCAGTCTGATACAGAACCTCGCGAAAATAGGCATCTATGTGCAGCGAACATCCAGCATCCAAGAGACCGCCCGACCTGAGGCGGGCGTTGTTCCAACAAAATTTGCCAGGTTGAACCCACGAAATTTCAATGTCTTGGGACCCACCGGCGGATCCGCAATGATTGCAGTAGCCAGTTTTCCGCGTGCCATGGAGTGCAAAAGCTTCCATACCATAACAATAACAACCAACAGGACAGTCAAGCTGGGGGTTTCTGAAATAGGCTTCGATAGCTTCAGGCGACTCAACACAGGATCCGCCAGGACCTTGCGTGATTACACCAGCTCCAAGCCTATCTACGAAAGCCCGTACACTCTTGGAATCATTGATGTCAATAGTAGACAATTGAGCGGCAAACGCCCGCGACTTTCCAACCTTAATCTGGTGGATGTTCATACGACTGTCAAACTGCGTCAAAATCTTCTCGAGAACCTCGCCAAACGTTAGCAACGGCCCAGTGACCAACCCAGTAGCAGGGTCAAATGTCTGGAACCGTAACCAACACCCCGACGATGACAACAACTGGTCAGTGACCTTAGAAATGTCCAACTTACCGGAGCCGTCGTCAAACGCGGATTGCAAGACAGCCCTATAATTGGCATGCATACGTCGATAGAAGGCCTCAGGGGTCGCCAAACGCTCAGTCGCCCTACCAAAGTCCACCAAATTGGTGGTACACAGGATCAACTTAGAGTCGAAAAAGATAGCTCCCTTACGCTCTAGGGCGGCCTGGTTCGTCTGAGTTGGGACTTGGTTCACCCATTGAATAAACTTAGGAATAACAATATCGTTAGATTCTTTGGAATACCCAAGATCATCGAGCAAAACGATTGCTTGGTTGTTATAGCCAGAATCGAAAGTCTCGGCCAAATTGGGGGCCCAAACGACATTAGCCGTGGTACCTCCAACAAAGTCATTGTATGCCCTACTAGAAAGCAGCTTACGGGCGAGGACGTCCTGTATGGCCTTGGAGACTAAAGACTTACCAATACCCGGATCTCCGGAAAGGGTTATAACAAACGGCTCAACCCTCTCGGCATTACCAAAAGCTCCAAAACCCCGGAGTTCTGAGCAAAGGGAGTATACGAGATTCCTCAAATCCCTATGTTGCGCGTACATCGTAGATGAACGCTTAACGGAAGTGGATTCAAGGCGGGACAGCAAGGTCTTGGCCTGTGCCGCCACAGATGACAACTCTTTGCGCTCATCGAAATCAGAACGCAATTTGTTGTAAGTCTCTCGCATCTCATCAATCTCAACCCAATACTCCCCGGAGAAATTTGCTCGCCAATCTGTCCCAACAAGGGCACAAACATTGTTTATCAAATCCTGGATGGACAGCAAAGTCTCTTCCACAGTCTTGGTGGTTTCATTAGCCTGTTTAAAGGCCCTACGACTAGCACGGATAGCAGCCATAAACCGCTCCAAAGAGCTGGCGTCTGGCTCAACTTGATAGGTCGTAAGGCGCTGGTACAAAAGCACCAAAGCGCTAGAAACTTGAACCGCGGGAGAAACCTTGTCTAGCGCAGGCCCTTGAGCAACAAGGACCATGTTACTAGGTTTGACGAGATCCACCACACGTTCAAACAACATACGAACGCTCGGAGAGGTGGCAAGCAGATTGGCCGCAACACTGAGGCCATAAAGCCCGGCGGCCAAAGAAATTGCCTTGCAGATAGCACCCTCCTTGCTATAGAAATATGCAAAGAGGACTCCACTAAGCAACATTTCCTGCATCGGGGACAGATGCCGTACACGGACACCTTCATTGGCGTACCGCTCGGCGGCGGCGACTACTTTGTCAAAAGAGCCAGGCAAGTTCTCAGCCTGCCCAACGACAGTCGCTACACGGTTGACGTTACCTACGAGTTCATTAAAACCCGCAAACGCGTCACCTAACACACCAGGAGCATTGGCGATGGAGTTTAGCAAATCTCCAACACCCTGCGTCTCAATGTGTTCCTCTCTGAACAAGTCAAGCAACTTGCCCTGCAAAACAGCCGCAAAGTCTGCACCAACACGGGAAAACCTTGGAGGTGCCACTTCACGGCCACGTTTACAAGCACGAAGCTCACGAGTTTGGGAGCGACCACGGCGAAAGAGTTTTCTGTAGTGCTCAAGAATTTCATAATCAATGTCATTGGTGAAAGAAGGCTTGTTGCAACGCTCAATGGAGCGGGGAATTCTGAATTGCGTCATGGTTGATGTTATAATTCTTATGTCATGAGTGGTGGGGTGGTGCCGGCTTGTGGCCAACGAGCCTGGACTTTGGCTCGCCACATTGTGTCCCTCGGACCTGCGCAATGTGAGCGCACCAGTGTTGCACACAGCGACCAAACTGGATCAGGCCACTAACCCACACGCCATATGTGAGTCAGATTTGAACATATAAAATAACCGTTTCGATCAAAGCTAATGCGGATTCACTATCCTACGACCTGCCGAAGCAATTCAAGCCGCGAATTAACGCGTGCAAGGGAGTCAGACCAAAGCATCTGTGGTTGGGCTTTTAACCCTGTAGTACACATTACTACCGCCCTCGCTTAGACCTACGCGGGGTCTGGCAATTTTCTCAGTTTCGTAGTTTTATAATGTTTTATGGGTTATATAGTTTTATAATGTTTTTGGATTATAAAATATGGCACGGCCTGACTGGCCAAAACTACGGGTACAGGGGACCACCTTGTCTGGTCCCAAAGAAAATGGGGGGGGTAAGCTGCAAACAAAGAAGCTTCAAACCTCTGAATGTGGATGACCTCCACACTCAGTGGAAGTGCATCAAAGTAGCATGGCTGCTACGAAGAGACTAAAACTACATTGCTGAGGGTTGCTTATGCCCTCAAAAACGCCACATGGAAATTTATATCCATGCG